CCTTTTCGAGCGCGTTTGGGAATTCTTGAATGAATTTCCACATTGGGGAGATGCCCACCTATATGGTGTGGCAATCGCCCTGGCTCGCTTTGGGACAGTGGCCAAAAACTGGAAGACTTTAAGAACTATAATCATTGAAACAATTCTGAATGGCTTCGGCCAGAAGGCGATTGGTTCAGAGATACGTAGTAAACTGAAGGCTTTTGGTATTAACCTTCGTGACCAGACGCGAAATCAAAAACTTGCGTATATTGCTAGTGTTACTGGTAAATTTGCTACAATAGATTTATCTAATGCTTCAAATACGATATGTTATGGTCTTGTGCTGAGTTTGTTACCTCCTGATTGGTTTAGTCTGCTTGAATTGTTTAGAGCAGATGAAGTCACGATGGAGGACGGTACGTCTCATAAGTTGCAGCTGTTTTCCTCGATGGGAAATGGCTACACCTTTGAGCTTGAATCGCTAATCTTTTATGCGATTGCGGTGGCCGTCCGGGAACATCATAGGGTTAAAGGGGAAATCAGCGTTTACGGGGATGATATAATCGTCCCTAACGAACTTTATGAACCGCTAAGCGAGGTCTTGTCCGCTGTTGGATTTACCATCAACAGTGACAAGTCATTTGCAAGTGGCCCTTTTAGAGAATCGTGTGGCGCTGACTACTTGTTTGGAATCGACATCCGTCCGTTTTACGTAAAGGAAGCGTTAACGGTTAGGAACCTCTTCACAATGCACAATTGGTTTATGCGACGCTTTGAGTTTTCTCTTGCGTCCATAGTCATGAGGCATATACCGGAGCACGTAAAGCTCTTTGGACCTGACGGATACGGCGACGGCCATTTAATAGGCAATTACCAAATTCGTCAAGGCCGGAGGCTTAAGCGTGATGGTTGTGAAGGTGGCTTTTTCGATACCTATACCCTTATCGGGCGGAAAAACCGTAAGGCTTATCCGAACGACTGGGTCTATCCCGTTTATAGTGTGTACGTCCGTAGTGGGAGAGATTCTCCTACCGAACCAGACATTATACGTGGTACTCGGGGTTTTGAAAAAGTGTCAATTTACACTCTAGCTGATACCATATTCGGTATCAGACCCGACATAGATGTCGGTACCTTGCTAGGGCAACGCGTTTTCTAACGCAATGCTCTAGAGACCCCCTTCTGAAATGGAGGGGTGGAGAGAAGCCTCTGGTTTCGTCCTTGCCGCAGCTTGT